GTGTTCTGTCATGCTCAAAAAAAGACCCCCCACGCTGTAAATTGCAGGATTGGCACAACACCCGCAAATTCTCATCCATATCATTGCCATTTAACCGCTTTGGGATGATGTGATCAATGTGCATTTGTCCTTCGGTTTGTGAACATAACTGGCATGTTGATTGATCCCTTTGCAATATGCGTTCCCTAGTTTTGCGCCAGCCTTTATGACTGCCCTTTGCCCATGACCTAGACACTGCGCACCTTGTTTTCAATAGTGTTCCATGATTCACGCAACACCAACCGCTTTGCAATCTGCATGTTTTTGTGATGCTTGACCAACACATTGACCGGACATGGATGTGACCTAATGCTGTTACCCATCAACAACAATGGCAATGGTGTATTAAACATAATCAACCTTGTATCAATACTCAACCGCTTTGCTAAGTTAAGCCAAAACAATCTGTGCAATGTGATGGTGTGTGTTCCATCTGCAATCACATCTTTGCCATCCTCAGCTGCTTTCACTGCCTTAGCCCTAATCATGGACATATAATAATCCACATCTAATTCCCTATTTACCCTCACCAATTCTGTTGAATAGATATGCTCAAAACCAGTTTTGTTGTCCTTTAGCCAGGTTGTTTTACCTGATGCAGGTGCGCCCATTAAAACTGTAATCATCAATAATGTTTATTCTTTAACCAATAAGCCCATGCCAAACATGGTGTTTTGTGCCTGTGTTTGATGTATTTGATACCCCACTCAACCTGGGTGAATCCATCCATGTGTTTGAGTTTCTTATTCTTTAACTGTGGAATGCCATATGCCCCACCTGATTTATTATGTGCAGCTGTATTCCAGTTTGATTCTTTAATCCATAATTTATCCAGGCATTGAAATTCTTTATAATCAACAATGAGTGTGTGTGCGTATAACTTGAACATATCTGCATTTGTTAAAGACCAACTATTTTGCATAGATGTAACCTGCATAAGGATTACACATAGTGCGCCCGTTAGTGAGCCACGCATTGAGCCATATCGCCCTGCGGCTCTATGCGCGGATGGTGAGCGTATCCAGGGTGTCAATAGATGGGATATGTGGATCATGAGATTATTTGGCAAAACCGCAGGTCACACTGCATGAAACTGTCATCTCAATATGTGGGATAATCCTGTTATCCACAAGCCTGTTCATTATCTGACAAATCCCAACCCGCTTTTAGTTAGTGCTGAACATGATGCACCACCAAATGCAAACAACATGGCTGGCATGAATATAGGTGCTGATTGCCCATTGCCACGCACAAATTTTAAATTTGGCATTAAGATCAATGCCCCATCCGCTTTGCCCCACATCTCATTAAACCAGACTGATTTGGAGATTTGAACCAACGCGATTCCACTGTTATGAGCCATCATCCGCTTTGCCCATGGTGTTACATCAGAATATGGTGGGTTACACCAAACGACACCAAACCATTCTTTAGATAATCCATCATCTAAGATTGAGTAATGATTGCCAGCAGGTATCCAGGGAACACCACCGACAGGCGCAGCCACATCCAAATCAAATTGAAGCCCTAATTGCTCAAATATGAATGGTGGTGTGTAGTAATCATCTGATGTGTTGTTGTCAATCAGTTCTGCGCCAATATCCAAATTAAGTTTATTCTCCATCACTGCCCACAAAGTGAACCCTGATTTGCCCACAACCTGTGCATTCCATTGTGGACAACCCAGGCGGCAAAGTGTCACCAACTACCCTGGGAATCCACTCAGTTTTGCAACTCTTATATTTGCCACCTTTTGCATTCAGTATTGCAACGCACATTTGGCAATCAAACATTGGCAATTCCTCAAATCCTGACATGGGCATAATTGCTCCTTAATAGGCTTTCAATAGGTTGCAGATTGATTTGGCTAACTGCCCAACCCCTGAATTTGCTGTGTTTATAGCGTGGGCGTTTGGCGTTGATAACAGGCATCCAGCCAACAATGATGAGATTGGGTGAATTGCCTACTACCAACACCGCCACATCAGTGTCACGATCTGTGGGTTGAATGTGTAGGGCAGTGTCAAACCAGCGTGACCATTTGACCTCAACATTTGCCCCGACATCAGCATTGTTTTTGAATCGGGTTTCACTTGGATCAAAATTTGTAAACCCCAACACCTTAGCCACTGCAATTTCAGCCGCCACCGCAGCTGATTGATTGGCTATGTTTTCAAACAATGTGCGCTTTACATCAGAATTTTCAGAATGATGTTTGGCAATGCATTCAATGGTGCGCGTGTGTCCGACCCTGGCAGCCATGATTTCATCCGCCAGGATCAATTCCACCTTCATCATCTAACTATGTGCCTGAGATAGCAGCTGCGGCAAAGAATAAACCGATCATCAACAATCTTGATCATGTCAATGCGGTTGTGTGGCTCAAAGCAATAATCACATGTTTGAGCCTGTTTATCGTTTAAAACCTCACCATCAGCGGTGATGTGTCCAGTCACGCCATTGCGTGTGAATGAAATGCCACCCATATCAATTCCAAATTGGCTTGCATTGTGAATCCCGATTTGTAGATGAGCAAACCCAGCCGCTATAAGGTTTGTTTGTCTTTGGGCTGATTCCCATTTTTGCCAACATGTGACCATGTGAGCATTGCGGGGCTTCATTGGGTGCAGTGCCAGTTGCAACCTGATCAATAACCCCACCCATTGTTTGTGCAATCAGTGTTGGTTCATCAATCGGTGCAGTCCATGAAACCCGCGACATCTCCTCAGTAGATGCGCGTGCAAATCCTTCACTGAATTTGCTGAAATCACCTGTGGCTAATGCTCTGCCAATTGCGGATGTGATTCCATTTTCCGCTGGAAAGCGGTTGTTGCTTGTCCTGATCTCCTCAGCATAATCAGTTGCAAATGGAAATGGGTCAGTTACATCTTTGTAAAGATCACATTGTGCAATGTAGCGGGTGCCATCTTGATGGATCAGCTGCGTGTGAATGCGCCCGTTTGGGTATTTAATCCAAAACTGTTCAATGCGTTCTGCAACAGTAGAATAATTTTCAAGCACCATTGGAAATCCGATTTACTATGTTGCGGCTGACTGCAATGCCCCTGGCAAAACCCCTGCGACTGCCAGCAATATCACCACGCTTGATGCCTACTTTAAAGCCTACAAATAGCCCTGTGGCTACCCCTATGATGCCCGTTAAGGCATTGATTGTGTTCATTGTGTATCTCCCGAATCTACGCCCCCGATTAGGTGCGTGAAATCAGTATGACACCGCCCGCTGACACCTGGCAACGACCAACACGCCAATGAGCCTATTTACCGCCAATAATTTCATAAATGGAATCCACCCTGGCACTCAATGCCCTAATCTCATCCCTAAGTGATTTGCCTGAATTGGGCAATAATTCAATCAGGATAGATTTTGTCACTACTTTGATGACTGAATAGATTGCAGATAGCAGGGCAATTGCGCACCCGATAACCGCAACCCATTCAGTCGTTGTCATTTATTTAGAGCCAATTCCAAATTCTTTGTCATCACTATTGACCCAGCGCAAAACAACTGGAACAACAGCTGCGACCCCGCCCATCAACATTTGTTGGAATGTGCCACCTGCCATGTAAACGGCAAGCGCAGCCGCTAAATAACTGCGACCCCATGAAGCCAACATTGCTTTTGTCTTTTTCATTTACCCTGCTTTCCCTAGTTTTAACTTTTCAATCAACTCAGCGCATTTGGCTGGATTGAGAGAAACCTCAAAATGCATTTCATCTTTTCTGTGTGTGTAATCCCCACCCCACTTTAACCCATACTTTTTGCATAGTGCCTGAATTAAGACTGTTTGCATGGGTGTGAATGTCGCGGCATGACCCAGGGGATGCTTTGTGGCGTTTAAATCAATGGCAGTGCCTGATGAATGATTGCTCAATTTGTCAGATGATCCGCGTATGTTGCGGTAACAATAACCCCAGTCATCCAATGCACCCTGATCAATGGGTTCAATGTGCTGATGAAATTCTGCCGCAAATGTGACCAATAATGGTGCAACCGCAGCTGCGCACCGCAGTTTGATCTTTGTGCCTGGCACTGGGTATGAGCCAATGCCAATGGCAGTTGGATCAATTGATGCAGTCCAACCATTATGGGATGTAATCATCAGCCCAATAAAAGGTTTGCCTCATCCTCAGTTATGCCCAATTTTGCAAGCAATGCAGATTTGGCTGATGCGTTTGCTTCGGCTTCGGCTGTTTTAACTTTTTGGTCATCTGCGTATTGTTTGCGTTGAGATAGTAACTGTTCTAATAATTTACCAGTTGCTTCTATGTTTTCGCCATTTACATTAACATATATTTTCTCAGCCATTTTGCTCCTTATTTCGCATATCCATAGGTATAAACTGTGCCTGAAATATTTCCAGATGATAATGTTATTTCAAATCCGTCAAAAGCTGTTGTGGCATTGAAAAATCCTTGATGACCATAACCAGCGGCAGTTTGAACCGCAAGCCCGTTAATAAACTTTTTTGTGGCTGATTGTGGCGAAATTACATCATAAGTGCCAGTAAAAGTTCCAGAAGCCTCACCGATATAAAAATAACTTGTGCTTGCGCCAGTATCATAAGAGGTTAATGATGCTGAAGCAAAAAGATTTTTATATGCAGCATAAGAATAATTACTTGTAGTATTGCTAGTGCCGCCTACTCTAAAATTAAATTTGACCGCCATTGCTGTGCTAACTGTATTAAGTTTTAAAATAACTTTGTAATTTTCATAAGTTGATGTAAATACATTATCAACCGCAACCGCGCCCGCTGTAGTAAAATT